ACACGACCTAGCGGTCGATGGCCTGAGGCCGGATGACTACGACAGGCTGATGCGTGAGAAGCCGAGGAAGGGCAGAAAGGCGGACGTGCCGTGACCCAGACCCTGGCTGCCAAACTGGAGGCCATCGAGTCTCTGTTGGGCGCGCTCTTCGCCCACCGGAGCCTGATCCCCGGCGGGCTGAAGACCACGCGGCAAGAGTGGGAGTCGGAGCCCTCGCCGCTCGACGGCCCTCCACCTGAGCCGTACTTCCCCGATCCGTCCTGCGACGGCCGCTGCCCGGTATGTGTGGCCCGTCACCGGGAACGGGGACGAAGGCCGGCCTGTCCACCGGAGGAGGCGTGGCGGCGCTTGCAGCAACGGCTATGGCGTGACTACCGGATGAGCGATGTGGAGCACGCCTTCCTCGCTCTGAGCGATGAGAGCATCGTGCGGGCGCAGTCCGTGTGGTCCGTCTGGGTCGAGCCCCAGGGCGGGGATTGGTATAACCCCGACCGCCACAGCCTCGGCTACCGGAACGAGCCGATCAGCCTGGACGACCGGATCGAGCGGGCCGATGAGGCCGAGGAAGGACTCAAGTGGCTGGCCAAGAGCATCCGCGGCTATGTCCGCGCCTACGGGGAACCGGTGAAGGACGCGCTCATCCGGCAGCTCTACTACGACGAGGGCTATACCTACCGGCGCCTGCAGGCAGAGCTGAGGGTGAGCAGTAAGACGATAGCCCGGGCTTTGCATACCGATGAGGTCCGCTGTGGGCGGTAGTTGTACGCCCTTGACGGATTCATGCTTTCCGGTTTATACTGTTTTCAGTAGGCGTCGAAGTGCGCCCACGGGCCGTCCACGGGGCGGCTTTCGTCGTTCAGGAGGGAAGCACGTGAGTCAAGGCTGGCGTTCGGCACCGTTGCCCAAGGGCTGGGAGCGCACTCGTGGGCGCATCCTTCGACGCGACGGGGGCAGGTGCTACATATGCGGCGCCGAGGGCTGCACGCACGTCGACCACATCGTGCCGGTGAGTCAGGGCGGCGGGGAAGAGGACGACAACCTAGCCGCCATCTGCGACAGGTGCCATGGACACAAGACGGCGCTGGAAGCCAACGCGGCGAAGCCGAAGCGAGCGCGGCCGCGAAACGAGCCGCATCCGGGCCTGATAGGGGGCGGGGGATAGCCCCCTCCCGCCTCGCTCTCCTGGGCGGGGGGCATAGGGCCTGACAAGCGGTACGGAACATCAGAGTCGATTCTGGCCAGGAGGAAAGGACGTTCACCATGCCCGGAGTACCTGGCCGCGGGGGCGTACCCCCCAAACGTTCGGATCAGCGCCGGCGGCGCAACCCGTACCCCTCCACCGATAAGGCGCAGCTGAGCATCAACGTCAGTCAGCCGCGGATCCGTTCGGATATCGACCCCCGAGCGAAGCGCTGGTATCGCTCGCTCAAGCGTTCGGGGCAGGCAGAGTTCTACGCCGACTCGGACTGGCAGACAGCGCTCGTGGCCGCGGAGGTGCTCGATCGCTTCTTCGCGACCAGCCGCGCCACCCTGCTCGCAGAGTTCAACCGTATGTGCGCCGCACTCCTTGTGACCGAAGGCGACCGGCGCCGGGCACGCTTGGAACTGGAGCGAGAAGCGCCTGAAGAGGAGGCCCCGGTTGCCACGGAGATCGACGAGTATCGCCGCCGGCGTCGGGGTAGCGGATAGACTATCCACGCTCCCGCAAGGGTGGCCGAAGTACACGCTGGGAGACCAGGTGGCGAAGTGGATGGAGGACCACTTCATCCAGCCGAACGGCCCGCGGGCAGGCCTACCCTTCAGACTGACAGAGGGGCAGTATCGCTTCCTCTGCTGGTGGTACGCGCTAGACCGAGCGACTGGGGAGTGGCTCTACCACCATGCCGCCCGCAGGCTGGCGAAGGGTGCCGGCAAGAGCCCCTTCGCCGCACTGGTGGCGCTCGCTGAGTTCTGCGGCCCGGTGCGGCTGAAACGTATCGACCGCAACGGTAACTGCATCGGACAACCCACGGATCTCCCGTTGGTGCAGATCGCAGCTACCGCGGAATCCCAAACCTCGAACACCATGCGGTACGTGCGAGCGTTCGCACCTAAGGGGTCGGTCTTCGTCGCCGATTACGGCGTGGATCCCGGCAAGACCCTCTACTACAAGCTACCCGAGGGCACACTCCAGGTCATCACCTCGTCGGCGACGGCCGCAGAGGGTGCCGAGGCATCCTTCATCGTCGCCGATGAGACGGAGCTGTGGACACCGCAGAACGGCGGGGTGGCTCTTGACTCGGCGCTCTCGGACAACCTGGCCAAATCCGGGGAGCGGATGCTCGAGACCTCGAACGCCTGGATCCCCGGCAGAGAGACGGTGGCAGAGGCCACTTATGAGGCGTGGCTGGCACAAGAGGAAGGCCGGCTCAAAGACGAAGCGGGGCGCATCCTCTACGACGCCGTGATCGCTCCGCCTAGCACCGATATGGGCGACCGCGAGTCACTACGGCGGGCGCTCGAGTTCGTGTACGCCGACTGCGATTGGAAGAAGAAGCCGGGCTCAGACGTGCCCGACGTGAAGTCCATAATGAAGCGCATCTACTCTCCGCGCTCCCGCCCCGACGACTCCAAGCGCAAATATCTTAACTGGCCCACTGCGGCCTATGACGCCTGGTTGGAGAAACAGCAGTGGGACAAGCTGGCGGACCCGTCCATAGAAGTTGACCCTGAGGAGCCCGTAGTTCTGTTCTTCGACGGCTCGAAGTCGAAGGACTCTACGGCTCTTGTGGGCTGCACCATCGGGGCCGGTCACGTGTTCACCTTGGGGATATGGGAGCCCGACCCCAACGATGACAAAGACAGGGTCGACGCCGCCGATGTGGACCGCGTGGTGGAGAGGGCGTTCGAGGACTTCTGTGTGGTTGCCTTCTTCGCCGATGTGAAGGAATGGGAGCAGTCCGTCAAGACGACCTGGCCCCAGCGCTACAGGGACCGGCTCAAAGTGTGGGCGTCTCCGCAGTCCCGGCCACCGGAGCCCATCGCATGGGACATGAGGGGTCATAGCTACGACTTCGCCAAGGCGACCGAGGCTTGCCTGTCCGAGATCCTGGAAGGTGCTTTCACCCACGACGGCAATTCAGCCGTTGCTCGGCACGTGACCAACGCCCGCCGGCGGCCATACCGGGACGCAGTAGCCATCGGTAAGGAGTCGCCGGACTCACCGCGCAAGATCGATGCCGCAGTGTGCGTTATCGGAGCGCGGATGGTCAGACGTATCTGTTTGGGAAGCGGTAAGAAGTTCGGGCGGCGTCGGTCCGGCCGGGTGATCGTGCTCCGCTAAGGAGGTGCTCTTGGGATTCGTCTCCTTCATTCGTCAACGAGTGTCTGCCCTTGCCGAACACGAGAGGGCCGTCCTTGCCCAGTTGAGCGATCAGCTGGCACGGTTCCAGGGCCATAACCGCCTGGTGGCCGATTACTACGACCAGCGTGCCCGCATCCGTGATTTCGGCATCAGCATCCCACCGCACATCCGCGGGTTGGCCGACACCACCGCAGGGTGGCCGGCTACCGTCGTCGACGTCCTCGAGGAGCGCCTCGATCACAACGGCTGGATAGCATCCGGCGGCGTCGACAATCTGGGCATAGCCGACCTGGTGGAAGAGAACCAGCTGAACGGGGAGTTCTCGAAGGGTCACCTAGACGCCCTCATCTACGGCATCGCATTCGGTGTCGTGGGGCGCGGCGATGATGGTGAGCCTGAGGTTCTCGTGACCGTGGAATCGCCGATCCGCATGACGGGCATATGGAGCCGCCGGCGGCGTGCACTAGAATCGGCTCTCTACGTCAACCTTGACAACAAGAAACAGCCGGATATCGCGACGCTGTATCTACCCGGCGAGACCATCGAGCTGGTGATGGATGGGGGGCGTTGGACGGTGGAGTCCCGGGCGCCTCACAGCATCGACGGAGTGCCCTGCGAACCGATCGTCAACCGGCCGCGGGCCGGAGACACAGGCGGTCGCTCCGAGATCACCCGTGCGATCCGCTACTACACCGACAACGCCGTCCGTACCCTGCTGGGCGGCGAGATCGCCCGCGAGTTCTACGGCGCCCCGCAGCGGTGGGCCATGGGAGCCGACGAGAAGTCGTTCGTGGATCAGCACGGCAACCCGCTCACAGCATGGGAGAGCTATCTGGGTAAGATCATGGCTCTCCCGCGTGATGAGAACGGCGACCTGCCGCAGGTGGGCTCGTTCGCCGCGGGGTCCCCCGAACCTTTCATCGCCTGGCTACGCCAGCTGTCTATGCTGGTCGCCGCCGAGGCGGGCATGAGCGCTACCTATCTGGGCCTTATCCACGACAACCCCGCCTCAGCCGACGCTATCCGAGCCGCCGACGTGCGCCTCGAGAAGCGCGCTGAACGCCGGCAACGCATCTTCGGGGCGGCTGAAGGGCGTCTCATGCGAAAAGCGCTGTGGGTGAGGGACGGCCGCGACCCCGGGGTGACTCCGCTACCGATGTGGAGAGACGCCGGCACCCCGACCCGCTCCGCACAGGCGCAAGATGCTGTCGCGCTTGTCACGGCGGGCATCCTGCCCAGCGACTCCGACATCACCTACGAGCGGATCGGCCTATCGGAGCCCGACCGGCAGCGCATCCGCGCTGATCTCAGGCGCTCCCGCATGGTCGGAACGATATCGGCCCTTGCCGCCGCGGCTGAATTGGCGCGCGAGGGCGACGAGACATGATCGATGCCATCCCGCCCGAGATACTGGCAGAACAGCTCCAGATAACCGCCCATATCGACGCCATCACTGCTCGGAGGCTCGTGAAGTTCTGGCGCAGACTGGATCCGGCCAAGATGACCCGGGAGGCGATGATCGCCTTCATGATCGATGTTGTGCGGCAGATCGTGATGGCCTACGGGGAAGTGGCGGCCCTGGCCGCCGTCGACTTCTATGACATGGTGCGCGAGGTGGGCGGGTGGAGCGGCAAGGCCGCAGTGGCCAGCTCAGCAGTACCGCCTCAAGAGCAACTGAAGCGCATCGTGCGCTGGGGCATCGGTCCTTTATGGGAAGAAACACCCCGGCCGGAGGCGGCACTAGGCAGGCTGCAGGGCGCTACGTCTCGCCTGGCCTTACAACCGGGCAGGCGGACTACCTACGAGATGATCAAGCGAGACCGTGTCCGCTGGGCGCGGGTCCCGCAGGGTAAGACTTGTGCTTTCTGTTTGATGCTCTGCTCGCGAGGAGCCGTGTATACGAGTGAAGCGTCCGCCGGTCAACCAGACGCACTCAAATTCCATTCTGCGTGTGATTGCATCATTGTCCCCGTGGGGCCCGGCCAAGCGCTACCTGCCATCAACCAAGAGTTGCAGGAGGAGTGGAGAGAAGCCACCCGCGGGCAGCGTGACCAGATCGGCGCCTGGAACGAATACGTAGCCGCGAAGTATCCCGGTGCCGGACTCATGTCGCGCACGGCGCTGAAGACCACCGCTAAGACGCGCGCGGCCCACCACTAGTCCCAAAGCCGGCAAGAGCCGGAAACCGAACCCCTCAAGGGAGGATGACCCATGCCTGACGACGGAACCCAAGCGGGCGCCAACGACGGCCGGACGCAACCGACTCCTGGCCCGACAACCGACCCCAAGACCCCCAACTTCGAGGGTCCCTTCGATGAAGACAAGGCGAAGCGCCTAGTCGAGAACCTCCGTGAGTCCGAGCGGAGACTCCAAGAGGAGCTCAAGACTCTCCGGCCCAAGGCGGCGGAGTTCGACAAGCTCGAGGAGTCCAAGAAGACCGAGCTGCAGAAGCTGACCGAGCAACTGACGGCCGAGACGACCAAACGTGAAGCTGCGGAACTGGAGAACCTTCGTCTCAAAGTGGGCGCGGCCAAGGGCCTACCTGTCGAGCTCATCGCCCGGCTACAGGGAGACACCGAGGAAGCTCTCACTGCTGATGCCGACAAGCTGCTCGCGCTCGTTGCCCCGTCACCCGGCGTCCCGCGGGCCTCGTCCCGTCAGGGCGCACCTGAACCCAGCCGCACTATCGGCGACTCCATGAACGACAAGCTACGCCGGGCGGCCGGTTACTAGTCATTACCTCTTTCCCTTAAAGGAGGGGCACCTCATGCCTTTCAACGATCTCATCACCCGCGCCGACGCGGGCGCACTCACCACCGAGGAAGTCGCGCAACTCCAGACCGAGCTGTACGACACGAGCTGGCTCCTGCGGCTGGCTCTGCGTCTGCCCGACATGAACCAAGCCCAGCGGCGTATGCCTATCTGGCAGAACCTGCCCTTCGCCTACTTCGTGGACGGAGATACCGGGCTGGCCCAGACCACGGACGCTGATTGGACCAACCGCTTCATCGACGCGGAGACTCTGGCGGTCATCGTTCCTATCCCGAAGACCGTGCTCGCGGACTCCGGCTACGACCTGTGGGCGCAGGTCCGGCCCAAGCTGGTCGAGGCTCTCGATCGTGCCGTCACCGGTGCTGTGATCTTCGGCCTCACTCCGGCCGGACAGCCCATACCAGGCACCTGGACCACCAACCTGGGCGGCGCGGGCATCTTCGCCGCCGCGACTGCGGCTGGTCAAGTCCTCTCCCTCGCGAACTACGTCGACCTCTATGAGGCCATCCTCGGTGAAGACGGTGTCGGCAACCCAGGTGTTTGCGGGGCTGTCGAGGCCGACGGCTTCCTGGTCAACGGTCACGTGGCCGCGATCCCCATGCGTAGCCGCCTCCGCAACGTGCGCTCCACAGGTGGCCAGCCCATCTTCATGCAGTCCATGCAGCAGGCCGGCGAGTACACCCTGGACGGCGCCGGCATCACCTTCCCGGATGACGGCATCATCAACGCGGCCACCGCGCTCATGATCTCCGGTGCCTGGAACAAGTTGGCCTGGGCATACCGCCAGGATATGGAGTGGGAAATCTCCACCGAGGCCACCATCACGGACGCGGCTGGCAAGACGGTCTTCAACCTCTTCCAGCAGAACATGGTCGGCCTGAAGGTCACCATGCGGATCGGCTTCGCGCTGCCCAATCCCCGCAACTACGTCAACCCGACCGACGTGACCCGGTTCCCCTTCGCCGTCCTCACGAACTAAGGAGGGTGGATAACTCATGAGCTTCTTCCCCTTCAACCCGAACATCCCGGCAGCACGCCGGATGCAGTCCGACGTGCCTGGCCTCTACACCATGGCCGTCTACGGCACCCGCTATCGCCTGAGCGCCGTCGAGGCGGCCGCGGCCAGCGTCAACTACTTCGTCGCGTCTGTTGATATGAAGGTGGGCGCGTATACGCTCGCCAACACCACGATGCCCGGAGGTTGCGCTCGAAACGTCACCGTCACTCAGACGATCGTTGACGGCGAGGACACGAACGGGACCATCGTCGTTGCCGGAACCGACCTGGCCGGGAACGCCATCACCGAGACCCTGACTCCTGACGGCGGGGATACGGTCCCGGGCACGAAGGCATTCCGCACCGTCACCAGTGTGACCGGCGTGGGCTGGGTAACCACCGGCGACAAGGACACGGTGACCGTCGGCTTCGGCGATGTCATCGGTCTGCCCAAGCTCCTACCCACCAACAGCGTGCTCCTGGCCGCCCTTGCGGGCGTCAAGGAGGCTGTCGACCCGGCCGTGACCGTGAGCCCGACCGTGCTGTCGGACAACACCGTCGACCTCAACAGTGCGCTCAACGGAAGCATCGTCGACATCTACTACGTGGTCTAGGCCACAGGGAGGATAGAACCCATGTACGGAGCTTTCACGCTTGACCTCATCGGGCAAGCCGTTCCCTCGGACGGCGGCCTGGGGGAGGTAGCCAATCCCGAGGGCCAGGACGTCATCATCACCAAGAGTGTGCTCCTGGTCCAGACTCCCTCCGCCGGAGCGGCCAACATCAATGTGGGTTGTGGCGCCGCCGGGGCCGATAACAACGGCCTGATCGCCGCACTCGCCATCAACGGAGGCATCACCGGCTTCGCCTACAACGGCCTGAACCCCGCCGCCAATGCGCGCCACGTCGTGTGGGGCGCGAACCAAGTGTTGAACGCGACCGGTAGCGCCGCGTGCACCGCCTTCCGCGGCCGCGTCTACATCGAGTACCAGCGGACACAGGATGAGGAGTAGAACATGGCTGATGAAGTGAAGAGGATCACGTTCACCTACGACGGCCACGGCGAAGACCGCCCCCGCGCGCCGGTGACAGTCACCGAGGGGTCGAAGCTCGCAACGATCCTCGAGGCCAATGGCTGGACGCGCGTCGACACCCCGGAAGTGACGGAAACAGAGTCAGAGGCCAAGCCGCGTCTGAAGGCCGGCAGGTAGGCGCTCATGGCTCTCCCGCCTCTCGCCACCGTCACCGACATCACGGATCTGGCGCCTGACCTGGTGGACGATCTTGACGAGACCCAGGCCAAGCGGTTGCTTGGCCTGGCCTCTGCTCTCGTGCGCGGCGAGGCCCACACGACCTGGGTGGGTGAGGACGGCAAACTAGCCGATGTGCCCGACGGCCTGGCCGAGTTGGTGGCGTCCGTGGTCATCCGTACCCTCAAATCGCCTGACCCCGGCGTCACCCAGCAGACAGTGGGCAGCTGGTCCGAGAGCTACGCCCGAGATGCCGCCTCCATGGGTGTGTTCCTCCTGAAGGGTGAGAAGGCGTTCCTCCGGCAATTAGCGCCCGGCGCGGGCCGGAAGGCCTTCACCATCGCGACCCACGGCGAACCGGGGTATCTGAGGTGAGGAAGCCGCCCCTGCCCATGCTCTGCACCATCAAGCGGCCGGCGACCACCTCCGATTCTTTCGGTGCCCCCGCGGCCCCGACTCTAGTGGCCGCGGACGTCGCCTGTCACTGGTGGAGCCAACAGAGCTGGGCGGCGAAGAACACCGAAGCACCCGGCATGATCGCGGTAACGGTTGAACATATCCTCTTCGCGCCCGGCCAAGACGTGCGGGCCGGAGACCTCATCACGACCGTCACCGACCATCTGGGTAACGTCGTCTTCGCCGAGGCCGACTCTCGGCTGGTGGAACACGCCGCGGTCATGCGAAACCACATCGACTGTCGCCTGCGCATGGGCGAAGGCATCGGAGGTCGCTCGTGATAACCGCCAAATTGAAAGGCCAAGCCGCTCTGAGCGCCAAGCTCTTAGGGATGCAGATGGAGACGGTGAGGATCCTTTCTCATGCCCTCACCGAAGCATCGAAGCCCTTCGTTGATTATGCGGTCGGAGCGGCCCCAGTGGCCTCCGGAGGATTGGCCCGCAGCGTGTTCGCACGCCGTATGGGCCACGAGGACGGTGCCAAAGCCACCGTACGGATCGGCCCGGCCTGGGCGGTCTACAACAAGGCCGGCGTAGTCGAGTACGGCAAGTTCCAGGAGTACGGCACATCCAAGATGGCCGCACAACCGTTCATGCGTCCCGCGTTCGACGCCGGCGCACCCGAGGCCCTCAGAATCTTCAGTGACGAGATCAAGAAGGCCCTCACATGACCATCGAAGAGGCCATCGTAAGCGAACTGGCCAGTTTAGCTTCGGCCCATCCTCTCATCCAACCCGCCGGCTTCAAGGGCCTGTGCGTTGTCTACCAGCTCGTCGGTGACCCGCCGACGCACCTTAACCGGTACGTCGAGCCGCGGGTACAGCTGGCCTGTTGGGCCGATTCCTACGCGGCCGCCGTGGGGCTGGAGACGCAGGTGTGGGATCTCTTCGAAGGCCGACACGTGACCGTCGACGGTCTCCACTACCGTTCCATGGTGATCGACCGGCGGGACGGTCAGCCGGATCTCGACCTGGGCCGCTTCTGTCGCATCGTCGACGTGCGGTTCTTCTATCGAAAGTGACTCTCGAGGCCCATCCGACTATGCGCGGGTGGGCCGATCCCTGAAGCCATCCACACAAAGTGAGGTGACCACATGCCCCGATTCATCCACGAGGCGGGTCCGGGGACCGTCGTTGTCATCGGCAACCGCCGGTTCCCGATGCCATATGAGACCGACGATCCCAAGACGGTCCGTCTCCTTCGCAAGATGCCTGGTGTCCAAGAACAGAAGGCCAAGCCTGTACGGTCCGAGCCTGAGTCGGCCAAGGAGGCCAAGCCCACCAAGGAGGTGACGCCGGCATGAGCATCGCATCGAACCGCTACAATCTTCAGCTGGCGGTCCAGCCGGCCCGAGGAATCTACCCGACCACGCCGACCTTCTTCTACGAATGCAAGGGCGTCGGCCTGCAGCCCAAGCCCACCATCAGCCGCCTGGAGATCACCGACGGGCGTCTTTGGAGCCCCAGCCTCAAGAAGGTGACCTACCTGGAGACCGGCGGCCAGCCGGACCTGATCGGTCAGCCGAACGGGCTTGGAGCCTTCATCTACGGGATGCTGGGCGCTTGTGTGAGCACTCCCGGTACTCCGGACAACCACGTGTTCACCCCCGCCCCCGACCTTTCGGATTTCCCTTACTTCACCATCTGGAACTTCTTTGACGACCACTGGCATCTCTTCCGCGACTGCCAGGTCATAGGTGGCGAGTTCACGGTCGGCGTCGATAACCCCTGGAGCCTCATCCGGCCCATCATCGTCGGCATGGCGCCCATGGAGTACGTCGACGAGCCGGCCACCGAGGCCACCGAAGAGGAGGAGTGGATCCACTGGCTGGACGGCGGCGGAGGCCACTTCTTGGGCGGAGACTACCAGCATGCCTACATGCCTGCCCTGCCTCAGGCCCTGGACGATGTCAAGACCGTGCTCGCGGCGTTCAAGACTACGTACAACCTGCACCTGGCCGTGGCCACAGGTCTTCACCACAAGGCCGCGGATGCGACGAACGGTCTGGTCTACGCTACGCCCGTAGCCGACGAGGCGGCCGCCATCGCAGCCTGCACCGAGATACGTACTAAGTACCTGGACCACCTGGACCAGGCGGGTGTCCACTACTTCGACGACGTGGTGAACCCCATCAGCCATGCCGACCCCACCGACACGACCACCTGCATCACCTTCCTTCAGGAGCTGCTCGGGGCCGTCAACACCCCCGGTTGCTATAACCGTCACGTGGGGGGCAAGGCGGGCGCGCGGTCGCTCACAATGGCCGTGGACCTGCGAGCTCAGCCCATCCAGGGCGAAGCGGTGGTCCCGTATGTCATCAAGCGCAAGCGCGGTTCCATCAACGTGGCTGTCGACCTGATGCTTGAGGACTTCGAGCTCATCAACCTGGCGCTGTTCGGAGACCCGAACCCGGCCTTTGGCACTCAGATGACGACCAAGATCCAGCGGTTGTCCATGTACAACAGATTCGTGGCGCAAATGACTCCGGAGATCTCGCTGGCGTTCGACGTGCCGCAATTCGATTTCGACCCCGAGCCCATGTACGGTGTGACCGCGAGCCCGGCCGGTGACGAAGTGATCGTGCCGGTCGGCGGCGAATGCTCCGGCGCGGCAGGCTCGGAGATCACCGTCACCCTCAAGAACTCGGTCGCGGGTTACTGACCCGCCGCTAGGTTCCTTCCCCTGTCCGGTGCTGGGTCGCCTCCCCAGGTGCGATCCGGCACCGGGCCCCTAACCTGGGAGGTCCGTTAATGGCTGATGCCATCAATATCAAGCAGTTCTGCGCCGGCTACCTCGTCCTCGACGAGAAGACAGGACAAGAAGAGTTCGAGACTCCTGAGCTACCCGGCATACGGTTCAAGGTCCACAAGCCGCGCACCGACGACCGCTTCCGGTTGAAGCGCGCCTTGGACGCCCACCGTGACCGCATGGCGGCCAAGGTGGATGAGTTGGCGCGCAAGGCCGAAGAGCGCAGGGCTGACGAGGAGAAGCGTCTGCGCGAAGACGAAGCCCAACGAGCGACATGGGCGCAAGAGGCCCGTGAGAAGCTGGAGAAGGACTACGGGGGCGACGAAGCCGGCCTCGAGGAGGCGGTAGAGGCTGCTGTGGAGCGCCGCCTGACCGACGCCGCCGAAGAGAGCGGCCGCGTCTACATCGACGAGAGTGACGACGATGACGTGGCTCCGGTGGAGTTCGACTGGTCGGTCATGGAGCCCGCCATCCGGCTCTCCGTGTATCTCGAGCCGCTGACTGATCCCGTGGACATCGCCCGCCATATGGAGATCGGGTGGATACAACACTGCCTGGCCCTGGTGGACGAGGTCAAATCCGGTAGGGCCGCGGGAAACGCCCTTCGGGGGGCGAGCCCCCTTCTCAGAGGGATGTAGAACAGTATTTCACCTCGCTGGCGTTTTGGTACGGCATCTCGCCCTGGGAGCTCATGGAGGGCGATGAGTTCTGGACCGACGCCATGGACCGCGACCTGCCGCTTCACCGCGACCGCCTGGTCAAGACTCTGGCCAAAGCTATCGCGGTCGCCATGACCGGTGAGTTCGAGCCTGAGTATCAGCCTGAACAGAAGGACGACGCCCCCAAGGATCCCGAGACGGTGAGGGCTCTGGCTCGCCAGATGCTGGCCCGCACCTACTCGCGGCATGCGCGCCTGATCGATCGCTTTCGGAAGAAGAAGAAGGAGAGACTGAGTGAGCGATAGAGTTGGCCGCCTCTATATCGAGTTCTCCGCCGACGGCAGGCCCTACATCAAGGGTCTCAAGGACCTTGACCAGGAGACGGATAAGACCGGTCGTCGCCTGACCTCGACCTGGAAATCGGTGGGCGCGGCTGCAGCGGGAGCAGCGGTCGGCGGGTTAGCGGGGCTGGCCCTAGCCGTGCAGAAGGTGGGCCTCTACGCCATCAAGACGGCCGCCTCCTTCGAGTATGAGATGTCCCGCGTGAAAGCCAACGCCAACGGCACTGCTGCGGAGATGAACAAGCTGCGCGACGTCGTCCTCCAGCTAGGCAAGGACACCGCGTTCTCCGCCGGCGAGACCGCCCAGGCGGCGAACGAGCTCATCAAAGCCGGCTTCACCATCGAGCAGACCATGGCGTCTCTCGCGGGCACCCTTGATCTCGCAGCGGCGGGCGAGCTCTCCGTGGCCCAAGCCGCCGAGATCACCGCCAACACCCTCTCGCAGTTCAGCCTGAAAGCCAAGGACGCGGGTATGGTGGCCGACGTCTTGGCGAACGCCGCGAACCTATCTACCACCGAGGTCACGGGCCTGGGACAGTCACTCGTGAACGTGGCCGACATCGCGGCAAGCATGGGGTGGACCCTACAGGAGACCAACGCAGCCCTCGCGCTCCTGGCCAACAACGGTGTGAAGGGCGCTGTGGCCGGCACGGCGCTGAAGTCCATGCTCAGGAAGCTCACGACGCCCACCGACCAGGCGCGCAAGGCCATGGAGCGCTACGGCATATCGCTGTACGACGCCAACGGCAACGCGGTCGAGGCGGCTGAGCTCATCCGGCGTCTGCAGGACGCCTTCGTCGGTCTTTCTGACGCGGACCGCGAGCTGGCGGCCGGTGTCATCTTCGGCTCCTACGGCATCCGGGCGGCCAACATCCTCATCAAGGAAGGTGCAGCGGCCTTCGACGAGATGACGGCGGCCGTGGGTCGTACTGGCGCAGCGCAGGATATCGCCGCCACCAAGCTCGACAACCTCTACGGCTCCTGGGAGCAGCTCAAAGGCGCTGTCGAGACCCTGACCATCAACCTGGGTACCACGCTCTTGCCCAAGGTCCGGGAGTTCGTGGACGAACTGACCGGCATAGTCGACTACGCCATCGAGACCGGCGACTGGTCGGGCGTAGGTGAGAGGGTGGCCGTCCTTCTGGGCGAGGGCATCAAGACCGCCGCCCCTTACGTGGCGAGCGCGGTGTGGGAGCTCGTGAAGGCGGCAGCGAGCGGCACGGGCGAGGCCGTGGCCGCGTTCATGTTCGGCATGGACCTCGACACGGGCTTCAACAAACAGCGCGACTACATCGCCAAACGCATGGCAGACGCCTACCGGGACCTCCCCCGGACCGACGCCTTCCAGCGGGCGATGGAGGATCTACAGAGCAACTGGTTCACGGGCGCCTTCACCAAGCAGAAGGACTTCAACGTACCCAAAGCACAGACGAGAGAAGAGGTGCTCGCTCTCGCCGCCGCCTTCGGGCTCACCCTGACCGACGCCGGTGTAGCGATAGTGGCGGAGAACAACGCCGGACTGTATAAGCGCCTCGTGGAGGGCGAGGGCGTCACCGGGGGCAGCATCTGGAGTCCGGGGCAAGAGGGTCTTTACGGCGCACGGATCAAAGAACTCGCCGCTGCAGAGGTCGAACTGGAGGAGAAGGTCAGGTTGGCCAAGGCGGCGCAAGCGGAGCAGCTCGAGCTGCTTGAGAAGCTTGATGAGATGGCCTCCCAGCTGTCCGCCACCTATACCACGATGACCGATCCGGCCGCCATCTGGGATGAGGCCAAAGGCTCGCTCGATAGCTACCTCGCCAAGATGGATGAGGCCATCGCCGCCTGGGGCGACTTCGAGGGTAACCTCAAGCTGCTCGCCACCAAGTTCGGGCCGGAGTTCGGTGCGGACGTCATCATGAAGGCCGCTGAGCTGGGGCCGGAGTTCGTCGCGGCGCTCGTGGGGGCCAAGCCGGAAGTGGTCAGGAAGGCGCTCGGGGGGCTTGAGAGTCATCTCGGGCAGAACATGGACGCCCTCAGCCGCCATTTGAACGCCCTCTGCGCTCCAGTGGGCGCTTCAGCCGCGGATACCATGTGGTCGACCTTCGCTGAAGGCTATCAGAAGTCACAGGCCGCCAAGCTGGCCTACACCTGGGGGCTACAGCTCAAGCAGGGGCTGGTCTCCGGGTGGAACGCAGGCCCGGCTCCGGTCGTACAGATACGCACTCCCCAGGGCGGCAGCGTGGCCGTGCCCGCCTTCCGGGCCTGGGGCGGCTGGGTAGGTTCGTATGATTCGGGCGGCTGGATCGGTAGAGACAAGGGACTACCCGCGCCCGAGAAATCAACCGGCCGCGCCGTGCCCATCATCGCGCACGAAGGCGAGCTGGTGCTGACCGAGAATCAAGCCGATTGGCTGGCCGGCCCTGTCGGCTCCTACGCCATCGGCGGCCAGATATCGGCCTCTACTCTACTTAACTGGGCCACCGGCAGCTACGGACAGGCCACGGCCGCCGGGCAGCTGTCGATCATCGAGGCCAACTACCAAGCCGCCCTCGCGGCTCTCGACGCCGAGGCTGCTGCTCTAGAGACCGCAAGTGCTCGGTTCGCCTCCACTGCCGAGGAGAGCGCCCGGGCGATGCAGGCCGTCCACGAGCGGGAGCTCACCCGGCTGAGAGCCTATTACGACGCCCGACTCGCTCTTCTTGATGAGGAGGAACGCGAAGCGTCGCGCCGCTCGACTGCCTCAGAGCTCGCGAGCCTCTACGGGGCCGCCTCCAAGACCGGCTCGGACCTCGACCGCATACAGGCTCTTCGCCGGCAACAGGCCGAAGAAGAGCGTAAGGAAGCCAGACGACTCCTGGAGGAAGAGCGCGACGCGGCGCTGGAGGCCTACCAGCACCAGATGGAGATCGAGACTGAGCGCCTGGCCTCGCAAATAGCGGCCCAGGAACGCTCGCTGCAAGAGCAAAGGCGTGGTATAGACCACGCCAGGGCAGCTGCGCAGCGTAGGTACGAGTTGGAGCGCCAGGCCATCGAGTCCACCATGTCCATGCTGGCTGAGAACGCTGAACGCATCACGAGCACCGTGGGGACCATGGCTCTGGACGTGACCAACATCATGGGCGTCCTGGGCGGCTCGGTCGCGCAGAGCTTCCTGGGCGCTACGGGCGGTCTTTCCACCAGCGGCTACTCCGGCGGCGGTGGATACTCCGGCGGGGGTAGCGGCGGCAGCTACTCCGGCGGCGGTGGATACTCCGGCGGGGGTAGCGGCGGCAGCTACTTTGGCGGCGGTGGATACTCCGGCGGGGGTAGCGGCGGCAGCTACTTTGGCGGCGGTGGATACTCCGGCGGGGGTAGCGGCGGCAGCTACTTTGGCGGCAGCTACACGCCCGGAAGCTCATACGATTACATCTGGGACCCGCATCACTACAACCCCGACGGCGATAGCACGTTTGGCGCTTGGGTGAAGCGAAATTACCTTGCCGAATACGTCCGCGACGGGTTCGAGTACGGCTACAACGTCTACACCCCGCCCGGCGCTACGTTCGACCCCTTCGCTCCTGACCTTGGTGGGTCCGTCATCTGGCCTAAGACGGCAGAGGAGTACTTCCCCAGCGTGGCGGCGCTAAAGAACGAGGCATACCGGAAGCCGGCAGACCAGTATGAGGCTCTGCACCGCGCGGGGGTCTACGAGTCTCTCTACAAGGGCAGCTACTACGGTCCGCTGCAGCCATCCAGTATTCCCCTCTACCGGGGCAACTACGACGACGGCGGTTGGCTCATGCCCGGCCTCACCCTGGCACGCAATGACACCGGGGTACCGGAGCGGGTCGTGCCGCCCGGCGGGGACACCATCCGGCTCGACATACACACAGACGGCCCCCTGACCGATTCGCAGGTGGCGCGACTGGCGGATGCCGTCAAGGAATCCCTGGCGCGGGATCGGCGCCACGCCGTGTTCATGACTAGCTGAGGATGGTGGGCTTGACTGACATCCGCGAGAAGTGGTTCGGCGGGGTAGACCTCGGATACCTCGGTCTCGTGACGCCCGGTGTGTCCGGCCTTCACAGCCTGCCCGACGACGAGATCGTACGCACATGGGTCGACGGGTCCTCCGATCCTTCGGATGTGGTGGTGAGGACGAGTCTCGTCCCGGTGAAGTTCTCGTGCGTCGTCGACGGCGATACCCACGAGGCCCTGTGCGCGAAGCTCAGCACCCTGCGGGGCCATATGCGGCCCTCGCTGGGCTGGGTGGAGCTACGGGTGCCCAGCGAGCAACCGGGGCTACGCACCTTCGCCCGCTCGCAAGGCTTCCCGGTGGAGATCGACGCCCTGCCCTATCTGCAGACGGCGGTGGAGTTCACCTGGAGTCTGGAGCGCCGTCATTGGTGGGAGGACGCATCTC